TTTTGTGCGCTAGTTCCCACGCGCACCGTGGTTGCCGCCTCTTTTTGTGCGCCGTATGATTTGCTGCCCTTGTAAGTACAAGCGGTAATGTCCATCCAAATTGGTTTTGAGTATGCCATTTTAATATCTCCGTTTTTTGTTTGTTAGTACTGTTCAGTACTGGCGGGGGCAATGCCCCCGCCAGCTTTGGGTTTGGTGTTTAGTTTTGCGCGGTTGCTTTCTTGCCCTTGCGGTTGCCGGATCGGGAGCTTGCGCCCTTGGTGGTCGCCGTCTTGGCGTCTTTGTTGATGCTTTCCAGATCGTCACTGTCCAGCTTGGCTTTTTGTTCGCGTGTCTTGGCTTGCTCTGTAAGAGCGCGTGAGTAGGCAAGGCTTGCTTTTGCTACGGCTTTGAATATCAAAGCCGCGGCGGCATCGGGGCAGTCGGGGAAAGGCCCAATAGCAAGCAGTTCTTTCTCAAGGTATGGAGCAAACCCTGCTTGTCCTGCTTCGATTGCTTGATCAAGGCACATGAAGCCCTCACCCTCGATGCCCTGTATCGCCTTGCCTGATCCAGTCTTGGCGGTGTTTGTTTGTCCGCCTTTGTTCTTTTTGTTTGGGTCTGCTTCAAGGTTGTTATTCCTGCGCCATTCACCGATCCAATTTTGAACGGTGTTGATTGAATACGCGCTGGATTCCTTGGCGATTTCCTGAATGTGCAAACCCGCCGCAACGTGATTCGCCTTGTGTTTGTCAAGTATGGCGTACAATTCCGGTTTGAATTTGAGAGCTTGTTTGCCCCGAATTTCTTGATACTTGGCAACCTCTCCCCCAATCTCCGCCGCGAATTCTTTCACGCTTGCGGTTTGGGTTTTGGTCAATACGGTTTGCACCTTTTCGGCTTGCGCCTTTTCGTTAGTTTTTTTCATGTCTTTCTCTTTTGTTTATATGTTTCTTTATGTTCAAGGTTCTCCCCTGATTACTGCCCCCGCAGCGCGGGGGCAGGGTATCAACTGAGATTTGCGCCAGCCTTTTTTAGTGCCAGCTTGGCCCCCTTTGCTACGCCTACGCTAAAGTCTGGCATATTTTCCAGCGCATTATCTATCATCCCATCCCAATCCGATAACAGCGTGGACAATTCCCAAACGCAAGACCCTTCCCATTCATAATCCGCGCCCCTAAATTCAAACCTTCCTTGCCAACTCATAACGGGGATGTGTTCGCCGCCTTCCTCCCTGCAGGAATGGACTGGTTTGAATTTCCCAATGCGAGACAAAGTCCCGTCCTTGCGTTTCCTGTATAGGTTGAACCTTTCCTTTGCTTGGCATGAGTAGGTTGAGCTATGGTGATCGTCCTTTGTTAGCCATTCGCCGAGGTATTGCTTGCCCGATGGGCCTTCCCATACTCCGATGGTTAGTAGCATTTTTACCTTTCCGTATTTTTTCCGTTTGCATATATGCTCCTTTTGCTCCGGTGTTTGGCTCGGCGGGTACGGTGCCAAGGACGTAAACGTAGCGTTGTCAAATTTTATTTGGTCTGTTCTTTTCATTTTATGATCTCCGTTTTTCTTAACCGTTTGCGATTTGATAAACCGTCTCAGCCTCTCCGATGGTGTCGCCGACAAACATAAGGCCGGAAAGCGTGGCCGCATTCAGGTTGAAATAATCGTCAAGCCAATAGGCTGTGAAATTGTCCTCGTGAATTCCCCAAACCTTTTCTGGTTTCTGGGTGTCATAGGTTGGTGTCCAGCCCTCTGTGGTTTGCACTTTGTGCGTGGCGAATACTCTGAAAAGAAACTTCTTCAAACCTTCTTCTTCTGTTGGAAGCATCGAGTTGAAACCGTCTTGCCAAATCAACTCATAATCCCGATTCAGGAAGTAAGAGAGGCGCGTGTTTCTCCTGTGTTTTACCAAGACATAGGGCGTGTTTTTGCGTGCGTCTTTGGAGTCCTTTGTCCATTGCCGTTTGAATGTGCTTTTGTTCATCGTGTTTTTGCTATTAGGTTTAAACTGATTACTGCCCCCGCTGCGCGGGGGCAGGGTATCAGGCCAAACTAGCCACGGCGGAGGTGGGCTGTATTAAGACACAGTGTCTTGAATTGTGACCGCTCAAAAAACAGACCTGCAATTTCAATTGTTTCTAGGTTGGGGTTGTTTTTGAACTCATCGCCAAGGTTGATTTTGGTGCGCTTGGCGGTTTTCTTGCCGTTCTTTTCGGTCAATATTGCTTTGTGTTTCATCGTGTTTTTGTTTCTCTCGCGGTGGCTCCCGCTGTTCCAATAAAGATACCAGAGATGGTGCCAGTGTAAAGTTTTATTTACACTTAAATGAAAGTTTTTTTCGGGGCGGTGAACGTGGGCAGTACTGCCCAGTACTGAATCGGGCCGGATTGCTGGCACATAATCTGGCGGCAGGGCTGGCAATCAATCGCGGATTGGGGTCGATAGCATCGGGCCGGATTGGATTTGATGTGGCAGGGGGCAGGATCGGAAATGGCGGGAGGGGGGAGTTAAAGTCTTATTTACTGCATACATTTAACGGGCCTTGAAGGGGTGCTGTAGGCATCGGGCATGCCCATAAGGTGGTATATCATTCCGGCGGAGAAAAGCTCTCACAGGGGCATTTAGAGGCCACAAGATATAGGGGTATATTCCGCCCACACCACAAGATGCAGATCGGGCAGAATCGGGGCGGATCGGGGGGCCGGATCGGGGCAGGGGATCGGGCCGGATCGGGACGGCTTAACATTACCGCCTTAATCATGATTTCCCCACTCAACTTTAGGAAGGGCGTTGCCTACCACGGGGGGCGTACCACCCCCCATTGGCCCGACTCTCCACACACCCCCCTCTTAAAAACTGGACGTCTTTTAAACTTGTGGTACATTTTTTGCAACATATGGCAGAGATTTCGGTTAAGAAGAATTTGACGGGGGAGACGCTTGATATGTTTCTCAACAAACTGAGCCTCGGTATCAGCATTACTGGTGCGTGTGGAGCTTGCGGAATTAGCCCTAGTCGGCTTGATAAGCTTAGGAAGGAAAAGCCTAAGTTGAACGCGCAGGTTCTGGCAGCGCAAGCACAGGCCGAAGAGGCTTTGTGCCGGAAGGTTATGGAAAGCCGCGATGGGAAGCTGGCATTGGCTTTTCTACAGTCGCGGTTCCCGCAATGGAATCAGAAGACAACTAAAAGTGACAATCAGTCCGCGCCTAGCACTATCTCGCCTGAGTTGCTATCGCAGTTGTCTTCTATTCCAGAGCGGGTGAAGACTCGCAATTAGTACTGTGCAGTACTGAGAGTGACACAGAGAGGACAGAGGAGAACAGAAGAGGTGTATGCCTGCGAAGAAACCAAAGAAGCTTAAAAAGCTTATAGTGCAGCCACCACTGAAAAGGAGTGGCCCAGCACCTAAGAAGGGCAAGTATGGGATTCTGCTTCCCAAGAAGACTATCAAGCCAGTTCCAGCACCGTCCTTAGTATTGTCTTCATCTGAGAAAAAGTCTCAGAGAGCATTGGAAAGGATTGCTAGGGATAGGGATGCTTTGGAGGAGGCGAGCAAGCTTGAGAACTTTCCAGAGAACTTTTTGGGGTTAGATACTTATCCGTGGCAAAAGAAGGTTTTGGAGTCTTTGAACGATAAGGAGTGTCAGGTTGCGCTAAAGGCGGCGAACGGGTCAGGCAAGACGAGTGTGGTAGCTGCGAGTGCGATTCTCTGGCATATGGTTCGATTCCCAGAAAGCTTAGTTGTAACGACTGCGGGTGTCTGGCGTCAGGTTGAGGGCCAGCTTTGGCCGACCTTGAAGAAGTATGTAGGGGGATTGGGGAGAGGATGGAGAGCGACGAGCAACGAGCTTGAGTACCAGAACGGGAGTAGGGCGATTGGGTTTAGTACGAATGATGCTGGCAAGTTTGAGGGCTGGCACAGGCAGGGGCCGACAGAGAACCTGTTAATGATCGTGGATGAGGCAAAGACTGTCCCTGATCCCATCTTCACAGCCATTGCTCGCTGCCAACCTTCGCGGCTCCTTGTGATGAGCAGTCCCGGAGCCGCTGCGGGAGCTTTCTACGAATCGTTTACAAAGAAGCGCAAATTCTGGGACTGTCATACTGTTACCGCATTTGACTGCCCTCATCTTACAAAAGATTGGATTGATACCCAGATTGAGATGTATGGGGAGAATAGTCCTTTGGTTCGCTCGATGATCTATGGGGAGTTTGTGGATGATAGTGGGGAAGGATTGGTTCTTAACCTTAAAAGCCTAGAGGAGTGTTTGCAGAATCCGCCGGAGCTAAAGATGGGCATGAAGGTTGCTTTCATTGACTTTGCAGCCGGAGGGGACGAGTGTGTTTTCGCGTACAGGAATGGGAACAAGGTGATGGAGATGGTGACGTGGCGTGAAAGAAACACGAACACGACCATTGGTAAAATCATAAACCTAGTTAAGAAGCACAACCTTACGCAAGACGAGATATACGCTGATGAAGGCGGTATGGGTTTACCGCTGTGTGATGCGCTGATGGATGCGGGTTACGACATACATCGTGTTAATTTTGGTTCTAGGCCATTTGATGAGCGGTACTCTAACCGGAGTGCCGAGATGTGGCACACTGCTGCGAGGATAATTGAAAAGAGGGAAATACTGTTACCGGATGACCAGACGCTTCATCAGCAGATGGTCACTCGCAGGTCGGAGGTTAGCCGGACTGGCAAGCTGGGTCTGGAGTCGAAGGACAAGATGAAGTCCAGAGGGCTGGACAGCCCAGATAGAGCGGACGCTGTGATGGGTTGCATAGCGTGTGGTGGTGGGGTTGGGGGAAGCTGGGAGCGGTTCAACTCGATGTCTCGTCCTACATACAAGGAATTGATGGAGGAGGCTGAGTCAAGTTTTAAACAAGATTGCTTGCCAGAAGGGATGTTTGTGGGTTATTAGCGGTCAAGTAAATTTTGCATTTACAGCGGTCGGCATTAACGCCAATAAAGTCAAACGGCGAGACTTGCTTTATATGCGGCGAGGTGGGGCAAGCAGTTGCTTATGATGTTGTTTGCAAAGGTTGTGTTTGTGAGGACTGCATTAAGTTTGCGGTTGGAGCGGAAGTTGCAATGATAACAGCTTGGTCAGGGAAGAGAGTTAGACATCCGAACAACGAGGATTTTAAAGATGGCTTACGGTAAGAAGAAAAAGAAAAAGAAAACAACCTACGGCAAGTAGTATGAGCAAAGAACTTTACACTGACATCGTTGAGGATGTCGCTAGTCGCGCACGATGGGAGACGCGACAATCTCTATGGTATCAGATGCGGAATGACGGTTTACGCCGCCGCCAGAAACCGTGGGCCAACGCCTCTGACTTTCATTTCCCTCTGATTGATACCACTATCAATAAACTCAAACCTGCGTTCTTCCAGCAAGCGATGGGGCTAGATGTGCTGGCTACTTTTGTGCCGATGCGTTCGCAGTTGAGTGGGTTTACTACAGCGGCAGAGCATTGGTTTAGCTACAAGCTAAATGAAAAAAGCAACTACGCCTCTGAGGTGATGAGCTGGATTGACCATATGCTTGTCAGTGGTCAGGGGGTTATGAAGATTTACTGGAACCCCGACAAGAAGCAGGTCGAGTTCCAAGCGGTAGACCCGATGTATATGATCGTTCCACCGTGGACGAAGGGTCTTGATACGGCCGACCGCATCACGCAGGTCATGCCTATGAGCCTAGACCACTACAAACGTCTTGGCATTTACGACACCAGCAAGGAAACCATCGAACGCATCAAGGGTGGTAACGCTAAGGACTCCGGCATTACAGATGATCTGAAGTACGAGCGGGAGATTCGTGAGGGCATCACGCATTCTAATGACGAAGATCAGATAATTGTTTGGGAAGTCTACACTCAGGATAAGGATGGCAAGTGGTTGATGAAATGTTTCTCACCACAAGCCCCACACATTCCTTTGCGGGATGATATGGAGGTTCCGTTTGACCACGGCCAACCTCCTTTCGCTGTCACTAAGTACGAGATTACTGACGGCGGCTGGTACTCGCCTCGCGGGGTGTGCGAAGTGCTTGCACCTTTCGAGGCTTCGATGTGCAAAATCTGGAACGAGAAGATGGACGCCTTTACGCTGTTCAACAAACCACTGTTCCGAGCCGAGCGCGACCTACCAAATAGTGTTAATTTACGCCTAAATCCCGGCCAAATCCTGCCTTTTGGTATCGCTCCAGTTCAAATGCCCAGCACTCCGATGGACTTCGATAAAGAGGTTCAGCAGACGCAAGCCATAGCCGAGCAGCGAGTCACCGTTCCCGACTATGGAATAATGGCGGACAGGGATCGCCGCACTGCGACTGAGGTCGAATCCGTTAACGCTCAAGCGCAGCAGAATATGGATTTGCGTCTGCGCCTCTTCCGTCAGGCTTTGGGAGACTTGTTCCGAATGTCTTGGGAAGTTTTGCTACAGTTCGACAAGAAAAGCCTACAGTACAGGTTCTTGCAGGACAGCCTTACGGTAGACCCGATGGCACTGCACGATGAGTATCAGCTAGAGCCACGGGGCGGGATGGATATGGTGAGCAAGTCTATGCTGCTCAACAAAGCTGTGCAGCGTAAGCAGTTGTTTATGAACTCGCCTTGGATCAATCAGGTTGAGTTAGACAAGTCTATCCTAGAACTGGAAGACCCATCTCTGATTCCTCGACTGGTTCAAGACCCGAACGAGAAAGCAGCTAATGAAGTTAAGGATGAACAACAAATCCTCCCTGCCCTTTTGATTGGCGAGATGATTCCTGTCGGACAAGTTAACGAGCATCCGGCTCGGATCGGTGTACTAATGCAGTACATCGAGAAGGCAAGGCAGTCTGGCTTGCAGATGAGTCCCGATGGGCAGCAAGCTATTATGGCTCGTATGGATCAGTTGCTCTCAGCCTACGAACAGGTTGACACAAACAACGCTCGATCTATGCGGAAGGATGTTGAGGATTACCTGCAACAGACTGGGATGATTCCATCGGAGCAAGACCAACAAGCCGCACAAGCCCAGCAAACGATGCAACAAATGCAGCCTCAACAAATGCAGCCTGAACAAATGCAACCCCAGCAGATGGCAATGTAATGGCTATTGATAAATCCAAAATGAAATGTAACTCGCCCAAGCGTCAGGTTCAGGGCGGGAAGAAGTTTGTAGTTAAGGCGTGTAAGGATGGTAAGGAAAAGATCATCCGGTTTGGCGATGCTAACATGACGATTAAGAAGAGCGACCCAGCCAGACGGAAAAGTTTCCGCGCACGACATAACTGCGATACTGCAACCGATAAAATGACAGCACGATATTGGTCGTGCAAAAAGTGGTAATGGCTGAAAAGAAAAAAGAAGACGCTTGCACTAAGAAGGTTAAGAGACGCTACAAGGTCTGGCCTTCGGCCTACGCATCTGGTGCTGTTGTTCAGTGCCGTAAAGTTGGGGCAGCTAACTGGGGGAACAAGAGTGGCAAAAGAAAGTCTGCATAAATGGTTTGCCCGTAATGACGGGAAGGGCTGGGTTGACTGCAAGACTGGTAAGCCCTGTGGTCGCCAGAAGGGCGAAAAGCGGGATGGCTACCCAGCCTGTAGGCCAACGAAGTCTCAGTGCAGTAGCGCAATGCGGAAGAAAAAGGGGCCGGAGCGAATTAGCTGGAAAAAGAATAAATGAGATTTTTTAACTTTATATCTATTGCGTGGCGTCTATCTAAGCATATCCCTTGGATTGGGGAGCCTGAGTGGAAAGCGCAGGAATCCGCTGCTTTAAGGCGTTTCTTGGTGTCTGCGGAGGGTAAGAGGTTTAGGGCAGTGTTACTTAATATGGTTCTCAAACAGAACCAACAAGCAGTGTCCAGTAAAAAAGAACTTGAATTCAACGCAGGTTTTGCGAATGGTGTGAGAACAACGGTTCACACGGTTGAAGCTCTGGCAAAAGAAATCGAAGAACCGGAAGAATTTACGTCTGATATGTTTGGGGTTGATTATCAGGCGAGTGAAAACCCCACAGCAACGTCTAGCAGATTTGGTGCGATTGTTGGACGAGGATAAGCACTAATTGGGAAGCATTATGCCAGAAGAGTCCGTCGAAATTACCGACGATCAAATGAAGGCCGCTGCCGAGCAGTTTGACGCTGCTGTAGATGCGGGTGAAACGCCTGAGTTAGAAATAGTTCAGGAAGAACCGAAAGAGGAAGTTCAAGAAGAACAACCTCAAGAGCCATCAGATGAGTCGCCGGAAGGTCAGGACTCTTCAGTACTGAACAGTACTGATGGAAATGCTGACGAACAGGTAAGTTCATTGACAGAAGGGGAGCCTCCTGAAGCCAGCGAGGAACCCGCCAAGAGTAAGTGGGCCAAGAACGAAGAACGTAAGAGCAAGACTTGGAAGGACATAAACCTCCAGAAAGAGTCGATCAAACGTGAACGTGAAGAGCTTGAGTTAGAGAAGAAAAAGATTGCTGAAAGGCAGTCTGATCTCAACGAAGGCAAGGCTTACAGGGATAAAGATAATTTCTCTGCTGCGGACTATAAGGCCGCTGCGGAGAGGTTAGAGCTTGAAGGAAGGGAAGACCTAGCTAAAGACGCTTTAGAAAAAGCCGAGGCTGTTGCCGAAGAAGGCAGGAAAGCCGAAGAAGAGCAAGCCACAAGGCAAGCTGTTAGGCAGCATGAAGAAGCGTTTCTTAAAGCTAAGTCTGAGTTAGAGAGGGATGACCCCGATCTGACTAAACCTGAAACTGAATTGTTTCAAAAAACAAATCAGTTCCTGAAAGAGTATCCCGACTTGGTATATTTGCCCGATGGCAACGGTCTGCGTCACGCAGTCAAGCTTGCTAAAATGCAAATGGGTTCTGAAAAGGCGGATGTGTTGGAAGCCCAAAACAAAGAACTTACCGAAACAAATAATAAACTGGAAAAAAAACTGTCTCTTAATGGTGGCTACACTAGCGAAAAGGTTGGCGGCGCACCCTCATTTGACGAACTGTCAACTGAGGATCAAGGCAAACTACTTTTGCAAAAAGCTTATGAGGCTGACAATGGTTAGAACCATTATGGACTAATTAGTATAGGAATAACATTATGGCTACAAATACTAGCTCTACTCTTTCCAACCAGTACCAAAACTTCTTCAGCAAGAAATTGCTGTCCTACGCTGTTGAGGCACTTGTGTTGGATCAATTCGGTGAAAAAGCTCCGTTGCCCGCGAAAGCTGGCCACAAAGCTATCACTATGTTTCGCTACGGCTCACCTTCGACAGCAGCAATCGCTGACTTAGTTGAAGGTACTGCGCCTACTCCTACTCGTTCTTTGACGCTCTCGAAGATTGAGAAAGCCCTCACTCAGCGTGGGCAAGTCGTTAAGCTAACAGACATCCTGACTGCTACCGACCTGTTCAACAGCTTGCAACAAAGCATCAAGACTTGCGGTGAAGACGCTGCTCTTGATCTGGACACCATCACGCGCAACGTGCTTGTTGGTTCCAACGCTGCTGGTGACGCTAAGGAGAATGGTGACGGAGTTGCCCTCGACAACAGTGACACTCTTACTGAGATGTACGCTGATGGCGGGACTGACTACACTACGTTTGAAGGAACCACTTCGGGCAACACGCTCGACGCTGGTGCGATCCTCGACGCCGTGACTAAGCTGAAAGTAAACCGCGCTAACCCCGTCTCTGGCGGTCACTATGTGTGTGTTGCTTCTCCGCAAGTTCTGAGCGACATCATGAAAATCAACGAGTGGTTGAACGCTGCTCAGTACAGCAATGTTGGCGAACTCTATAAGGGTGAGGTCGGCTCGTTGTACGGTGCTAAGTTCGTGATGACCACCAACCCATTCATCAGCGGTATCGCTGGTGCTGCGGATGATGATCGCTTCGACTACGATAACTCCGGTGGTGGCGGCTTGGCTGCTGGCAAGGACGTTCACGCTTCCTTGTTCCTCGGCCAACAAGCCTACGGTGTGCCTGATCTGGGTACGCAGTC